ATTGTTTGTACCTTCGGTCGACAAAGTTTTAGTTGGAGCTGATGCTTCAGGAATTGAAGCTAAATGTTTAGCCCATTATATAAGTAATTATAAAGGTGGTAAAGAATATACAGATTTAATTTTAAATGGCGACATTCATACTTATAATATGAAAGCAGTTAATTTAAAAGATAGACAATTAGCGAAGACAATGCTTTATGCCATTCTTTATGGTTGCAGTTTTCGTAGGTTATCACAAATACTTCAAGTACCTTTACATGAAGGTAAACAAGTATTAGAAAAGTTTTACGAACAATTACCTTTTTTAAAAGAAATTAAAAACGATTTACTTTCAAGACTAGAAGACGGTGGTGAAATAAGAGCTATCGATAAAAGAATTTTAACCATACGATCAGGACACGCAGCTCTCAATAGTTTAATCCAAAGTTGTGCAGCAATAGTTATGAAAACAGCTTTAGTTATTCTTTGGGAAAAATTAAAAGACAAAGACGCATTTGTTGTGGCTAATATCCACGATGAATTTCAAATAGAAACTAATCAAGAGTTGGCAGAAGAAGTAGGTCAAATTGCAGTTAAATCTATTCAAGAAGCAGGAGAACAACTCAAACTCCGAGTGCCTCTCGCAGCAGAATACAAAGTCGGAAAGAACTGGGCAGAAACCCATTAACCCTAAATGGCGTAAGTGGGCATCAAATGCTTTATGTAATCAAAGAATTCGAAAAGGTCACGATTGTGGCTTAACCATAGATCAACTTATAGCTAAAGCACCTGCTTTTTGTCCGTGTTGTAATCAACAATTAGTACCTCAAGGTCATCAAAAAAATTCACCAACAGTTGATCGATTAGATAGTCGTAAAGGTTATGAGTTAGATAACATTTGGATTATTTGTCATAGTTGTAATGCAATTAAAAGCAACGCTTCAAAGCCGTCAACTTTATACCACGTAGCAGACGCTTGGTATTCAAAATTAAAAGAAAGAAAAAAATTATGCAAGTAATATTAGTTTTAACAGATGTTCGAAATAAAGACGGACAACCCAGACTAACTTTTTCTATGTTTGAAAAACCCCAAGATAACGAACATTTAGATGAAAGTTTATTAGATAGTCCTGCAATTCAATTAGGAACAATGTTATCTGCATTTTTAAAAACAATAGAACAACACGGTAAAATATTTATTGATACTGTAATGAATGAAGAACATAAACAGCGTTATTCAAAAAACGATTTTAGATACCATATTAAAAAATATGACAATGTAATTGAAATAGATTTAAAAAGTTGGAAACCAAAAGGAAAGAAAAATTAATGAGTACATTATTAATAGACGGAGATATAGTAGCATATCAAATAGCTTTTCGAACCGAAGAAGCTGTAAGGTGGGACAACGCAGTTTGGACTTTACATTCAGATGAAAAAGATTGTATTAGATTTATTGAAGAATGGTTCACTACATTAATAGCAGATACACAATGTGAAAATGTAATAGTTGCTTTTTCTGATAAACAAAACTTTAGAAAAGAAATATTAAAAGATTATAAAGCTAATAGGCAAGGTCAAAGAAAACCTTTAACACTTAAATTTTGTAGAGATTATATATCAAATAAATTTAAAACGTATGTTAAACCAACGTTAGAAGCTGATGATGTATTAGGTATATTAGGTACGTCTAAACTTATTAAAGGTACTAAAATTATTGTATCTACTGATAAAGATTTAGATCAAATAACTGGTCTTCATTATAATCCAGTTAAAAAAGAATTTTATAAAATATCTAAAAAAGAAGCTGATTATAATTTTTATTATCAAGTTTTAAAAGGAGATAGTACAGATAATTATAAAGGAGCTCCTACGTATGGAGATGTAAAAGCTAGTAGAGTTTTATCTACGTCTAAAAACCATTGGAACACAGTAGTCAAATGTTTTGAAGAACAAGGTTTAACAAAAAAAGATGCGTTAATACAAGCACGTGTCGCTAGGATATTAAGAAACACAGATTATAACTTTAAAAAGGAGCAACCAAAATTATGGCAAAAATAGAATCAAGTGAGATAATACAAACTGCATTAGATTTAGTAACGGGTAATAGACAACAACAAAACGGAGATAAACAAAAAAATCATCAAAACATAGCTAACATGTGGACAGCTTATCTTACAAATGAATTTGGTAAAGAGATATTTATTAGAGCTGACATGGTTGCTAATATGATGGTTTTATTAAAAGTAGCTAGAACTCAAGCAGGTAAATTTAATTTAGACGATCACGTAGACGCATGTGGTTATGCTGCAATAGCAGGTGAGATAAGATCGGAAGACCCTGATGCCTAATGATAATGAAGTTAAAAGGTGGAAAGTAAAGACTTATAAGAATGTAGATGTCTTATTTGAAGATACTTTTTATGCACGTACACCTGCTATGAATAGGACTTTTCCACCTACAGAAAAAGCTACTTACACTATAATTTCAGAAAATGAAGTTAGGTCTACGATAGAACAAATACCCCTAGAACCCTTACCAGAACCAAAGGAAAAAACTAATGAAGAAACTGCTAAAGAAAGTCCTACAATGGATAGCGACAAGTCCCCCAAAGTATAAGTTTGTTTTTGTATTATGGGAAGACGCAAACTCTGACAGCTCGTGGAACGAATTGTCGACTATTGAAGCCATGTTACCTACTATATGTATGAGTACAGGTTTTATAATTAAACAATCAGAAGACGCTATGATATTAGCGTCAGACTTTACAACTGATTATAAAAACGGAGATTATGTCATCTCTGAAGCAGGTAATACTATGGTCATTCCTTCCAAAAATGTACTTAAAGTCGTACAAATCCCCCTAACCCTTAAAATCTAATAATTTGGTTGCCCTCTTGGATAACTTATGAATTTATCAAAAGAATTAATCGATTATTTAGACAAGCAATTTCGAAATCAAAGCCCAAACATTAACGATAAAGAACGTGAAGTTTGGTTTAAATCTGGTCAAGCTAGTGTTGTTAAACATTTAAAACAACTACTAGATGAGCAGAATAAAAACATTTTAAACAACAACATAATCAAGAGGTAAGAAAACTATATGTGTGGAAGTATATTTAGAGCTCCGAAGCCACCACCACCACCACCAACTCCTGCTCCACCTGCAACGATCGTAAATGCTCAAGCAGCGTCAGTAAGAGAAAGTAAACCTTCTGTGCCACAATCTGCAAGTTATAATAGTGCAGTAGCAACTAGAAGACGTGGTAAAAGAGCATTAAGAATTCCTTTAAATCAAACAGCTCTAGCAAATGCACAATCTGGGGTTAAAGTTTAATGGAATATATGTCAGTAAGAAAAGAGTATGCTCAACTTGAGGAACTCCGAGAACCTTTTTTAGATCGTGCTCGTGATTCTGCTGAATTTACTATACCTTCTTTAATACCAAGAGAAGCACACACTAGAACAGCAAAACTGTACACTCCGTATCAAGGTATTGGTGCTAGAGGTACTAATAATTTAGCAAGTAAACTCTTACTTGCCTTACTTCCCCCTAACACACCATTTTTTAGATTAGCTATTGACGAGTTCACTATGGCAGAAATAGCAGGTCAAGGTGGTATGAAAGGTGAATTTGAAAAAGCATTAGGTTCTCTTGAAAGAGTAGTAATGAATGAAATGGAAGTTAATAATTTTAGAACAACTATTTTTGAAGCTCTAAAACATTTAATCGTAGCAGGAAACTGTCTTCTTTATATTACACCTGAAATGAGCATGAAAGTTTATCATATCAATAGATATGTTATAAAAAGAGATGCTACTGGTAAAGTTTTAAAAATAATAACAAAAGATACTGTTAGTCCTAATTCAGCACCCCCTTCAGTTATAGAAAAATTAAAAGGAGAGCTTACATCTTCTTATGAAAACACAATCGATATTTATACGTGCGTTAAGCGTTCGGAAGATAATAAAAAGTGGCTTGTACACCAAGAATGTGGCGATGAAATATTGCCAGAAAGTTATGGGACTTACCCTTTAGACAAGTCACCTTTTATTCCCTTACGATATACTTCAATCGATAATGAGGATTGGGGTAGAGGATTTATTGAAGAATATATTGGAGATTTACGTAGTCTTGAATCTTTATATAGAGCAGTAGTAGAAGGTTCTGCAGCTTCAAGTAAAGTTTTATTTTTAGTAAAACCAAACGGAAGTACACGACTTAAAACTTTATCTGAAAGTCCTAACGGTGCAATCAGAGAAGGTAATGCAGAAGATGTTACTACACTTCAAGTTAACAAAGGTGCTGACTTTAATATAGCTTTTCAAACAATGCGAATGATACAAGATAGATTACAATTTGCATTTATGCTTAATACATCTGTTCAACGTCAAGCTGAAAGAGTTACGGCAAAAGAAATAGAATACGTTAGCCAAGAATTAGATGATAGTTTAGGTGGTCTTTACTCGTTGTTATCTCAAGAATTACAACTACCTTTAATTAATAGATTAATGCACCAAATGGAAAAGAAAAAGAAACTTCCTACATTACCTAAAGGTCAAGTTAGACCTAAAATTGTAACTGGTTTAGAAGCATTAGGTAGATCAACTGATTTACAAAGATTAAATACATTTGTACAACAAATTGCACCATTCGGAGAAAGTGGTTTACAATCTCTAAATATAGGTGAGTATATTAAAAGAATTGGCACATCATTAGGTGTAGATATGGACGGTTTAATTAAAGACCAACAACAATTAATGATGGAAGAACAACAAAGACAAGAGGAAATGTTACAAGCCCAAGTAGCACCTCAAGTAGCAAAAGAAGGTATGGGTATGGCGAGAGATATGGCAAAGGGAGAAATGGAACAACAAGCAGAACAAATAAAGGAAACTAACTAATGGAAGAAGCTAATAAACTACAAATCCCTGAAGAAACGTCAAAAGATAGCCAAGAACATATTGATGCTATGGTTAAAAAAGCAGACGAAGGTGTTAAAACAACAGATATAAATACAGGTGAGGAAACTGCTCCTGTAAAAGAAGAAGCTCCTAAAGTACAAGAAAAAATACTTGGTAAATTTAATTCTCAAGAAGAATTAATTAAATCTTATCAAGAATTAGAAAAGAAAATAGGACAACCAAAAGAAGAAGATCAACCTTTAACTGCAGAACCAAAAGCTGACGGATTAAAAGGAATTGATTTTTCTTCAGTTCAAAATGAATTTGAAGAAAATGGTGAATTAAGTGAAGCTACTATAAAATCGTTAGAAGATAGTGGTTTACCTAAATCTTATGTTGACAACTACATTGAAGGTATAAAAGCTGTAGCTACAAAATTTGAAGCTGAAGCTCATGAAAGTGTAGGTGGTAAAGAAGAATATGGTAAGATGATTGATTGGGTACAAAACAATTTATCAGATACAGAAATACAAATGTTCAATGAAGGTATAGATAGAGATAATCAAACAGCTATTTATACTATTAAAGGTATGGCAGCTAGGTATAGAGCTGAAACTACCGAACCAAATTTAACAGTAGGCGAAACAGGGACAGCAACGTCTGGATTAAAATATGAAAGCATGGCACAAGTCAAAGCTGATATGTCTAATCCTAAATATGCTAATGACCCTGCATTTAGAAAGCAAGTAGAAGATAAACTTGCTCGTTCTACTATTATATAAGTTTTAGGTTAAGTAATTACACCTAAAAAAGTAAAAGAAAGACATTACCCTTTGAGGAGGACAATACTGATACTGCTTTTAACTAAAGTAAAAAGTTAATTACATTTTAATAACGGAAAGGATATATCAACATGTCAAATGCTGTTGTATCAAATATAGGACAAGCTGCAGGTAGTGGTTCAACTACTGCTCTTTTCCTTAAGGTGTTTTCGGGGGAAGTTCTTACTGCTTTCGAAGATGCACAATCTACTGCTGATAAGCACGTTGTTAGAAGTATCAGTTCAGGTCAATCGGCTCAATTTCCAGTTATGGGTAAAGCAACAGCTTCATACCATACTGCAGGAGCAGAGATAACTGGTGGCTCGATAACTCACAACGAAAGAGTAATCTCAATTCAAGGATTGCTTATTGCTCCTACGTTTATCGCAAAAATAGACGAAGCTAAAAACCATTATGACGTTAGATCACAATACTCAAAAGAGTGTGGAAATGTTCTAGCTCAAACTATGGATAAGCACGTTTATCAACAAATCATCAACGCATCAAGAGGAGGAGCTGCTGCACCACAAGCTGCAGGAGCACAAATCATCGATGCTGACTTCGTAACTAACGGAGCATCTGCTGCAGCAACTATTTTTAGTGCTGCTCAAAAGATGGACGAAGCTAACATACCAGAAAACGACAGATATTGTGCCGTTTCACCTGCTGCTTATTACGCATTAGTACAAACTACTAACGTAATCAACAGAGATTGGGGTGGAAAAGGTGCTTACGCTGAAGGTGAAGTATTAAAAGTTGCAGGTATTCACATTGTGAAAACTAACAACTTACCTTCAACGAACATTACATCTGGAGTTCTTGACGGTTCTGACGGTAATTTGGGTGGAAACTACACAAATACTGTTGGTGCTGTTTGGCACAAATCTTGTGTTGGAACAGTTAAGCTAATGGATTTAGCTGTCGAGATGGAATATGACGTTAGAAGACAAGGTACTTTACTTGTAGCTAAATACGCTATGGGTCACGGTATCTTAAGACCTGACGCTGCGTTCGAAATCAAAACACAGTAATTTATTTACTTTGTTTTACTGGCTTTAGGGGTCGAGAAATTGACCCCTGAAGTCGACAACTTCTACAAGAAACACACATACAACAACCATATTTACAACAAGATTTAACACAACATATATGACAACATCACCTACAAGTAAATTAGAAGCCGTTAATGTAATGATGACGGCAATAGGCGAAACACCTGTTAACACTATTACATCTGCTACAACAACTGATGTGTCAATAGCAATTACAATATTAGATAATGTAAGTCGAGAAGTACAAAGTGTCGGTTGGCATTTTAATTCAGATACAGATTATCAATTAACTCCTAACTCGTCTAGTCAAGTCGAGCTTCCCTCAAACTGTTTAAGAATAGATACGTCTGGTACTAGCCAACATAATGACTACGTTGAAAGATCAAGAAAATTATGGGATAGAAAAAAACATACACATACAATAACTGATGCTATAGTTTATGTAGATATAGTTTGGTTTTTAGATTTTATAGCAATACCAGAGGCAGCAAGAAGATACATTACAATAAGAGCTGCAAGAATTTTTCAAGATAGAATGTTAGCGTCTGATTTATTACACAAGTTTCATCAAGTAGATGAATTACAAGCATTGTCTGTTTTAAAAGAAGCAGAAGGAGATACTAGAGATCATAGTATCTTTAATAATTATGACGTTGCAAGAACATTAGATAGAAATAACTTTCAACCAGAAGATTAACAATGGCTAGATTAGTTAGTGCTTCAATTCAAAATTTATTAAACGGTATATCTCAACAACCAGATACAGTTTATCAATTAACTCCTAACTCGTCTAGTCAAGTCGAGCTTCC